ACGCTGTTGATGCCCTGCTCGCGCAGCACTTCCACCTCCAGCGTTGAGGTATCCACCAGGCGGTACTGGTAGCCTTCCAGCTTCGGCAGCGGGCTGCGCGGCGCTAAATCGAGGATAAAGGTCTCTGATTTCAGCTTGGACAGCAGCGATTTCATCGAGGTGTTTTCCACCAATTCACCGCGCTGGATAATGCCGATATTGCGGCACAGCATCTCCGCTTCTTCCAGGTAGTGGGTAGTGAGGATAATGGTGGTGCCTTTGTCGTTAAGATCCTTGAGAAACCCCCACATCGAACGGCGTAGTTCGATATCCACCCCGGCGGTAGGTTCGTCGAGGATCAGCAGTTTCGGCTCATGCATCAACGCGCGGGCAATCATCAAACGGCGCTTCATCCCGCCGGACAACATCCGCGCACGTTCATTGCGTTTTTCCCACAGATCGAGCTGGTTGAGGTATTTTTCGCTGCGCTCCATCGCCTCTTTACGCTCAACGCCGTAGTAACCCGCCTGGTTAACCACAATCTGCTGCACCGTTTCGAACGGGTTGAAGTTGAACTCCTGTGGCACCAGGCCCAGCTGGCGTTTGGCGTTGACCACGTCTTTTTCGAGGTCATAACCAAACACCCTCACGCGGCCCGAGGTCTTGTTCACCAGCGAGCTCACTATCCCTATGGTGGTAGATTTACCGGCGCCGTTCGGGCCAAGCAGTGCGTAGAAATCCCCTGCCTCTACCTGTAAGTCAATGCCACGTAAGGCTTTCACGCCGCCGGGATAGGTTTTTTTTAATCCTTCCAGTTCCAATGCAATTGTCATGGATATACAGTTACCTTGTATCGCACAAAAGTTATGGTGTTTAAAAAATAATTGAGTTGCCTTATATTACATTAACGCAATCCCACGGTTACAGGTTGTTAACCTAAATGAAAGACATCGATACACTCATCAGCAATAACGCTCACTGGTCCAAAATGCTGGTGAACGAAGATCCTGGTTTTTTTGAACGCCTTTCTCAAGCGCAAAAGCCGCGCTTTCTTTGGATCGGCTGCTCTGATAGCCGCGTTCCCGCCGAACGGTTAACCGGCCTTGAGCCGGGCGAACTGTTTGTTCACCGTAACGTCGCCAACCTGGTGATCCATACCGATCTCAACTGCCTGTCAGTGGTTCAGTATGCGGTGGATGTGCTTGAAGTTGAACACATTATTATTTGTGGGCACTACGGCTGCGGCGGCGTACAGGCAGCGGTTGAAAATCCTGAATTGGGCCTGATCAACAACTGGCTGTTGCACATCCGCGATATTTGGTTCAAACACAGCTCCCTGTTGGGCGAAATCCCGCAGGAACGCCGTCTGGATACGCTGTGTGAACTGAACGTGATGGAACAAGTGTACAACCTTGGGCACTCCACCATCATGCAATCTGCGTGGAAACGCGGACAGAAAGTCACTATCCACGGTTGGGCTTACGGTATTCATGATGGCCTGCTGCGCGATCTGGACGTGACCGCTACCAGCCGTGAAACGCTGGAGCAGCGTTATCGCAACGGCATCTGCAACTTAACGCAGACGCACACCAGCCATAAATAACACCAAAGGGGCCGCGGCCCCTTTGTTTATTCGTCCAGCAGAACGACTTTGCCAATGTACGGCAGATGGCGATAGCGCTGGGCATAATCGATGCCGTAACCCACCACGAATTCGTCGGGGATAGAGAAACCGATAAACTCGACTTTCACATCCACTTCACGACGCGACGGCTTATCCAGCAGCGTACAGATAGCGAGAGACTTCGGCTCGCGCAGGCTTAAGATCTCGCGCACTTTCGACAGGGTGTTCCCGGAGTCGATAATGTCTTCAACAATCAACACGTCTTTGCCGCGAATATCTTCATCCAGATCTTTTAAGATTTTCACATCGCGGGTAGAGGACATACCGCTGCCGTAGCTCGATGCGGTCATAAAATCGACTTCATGCCCGACCTGCACTTCACGGCACAAATCGGCCATAAACATAAACGAACCACGCAGCAGACCCACCAGTACCATCTCACTTCCGCTGTCGCGGTAGTGTTCGGTAATCTGACGCCCCAGTTCAACAATACGCGCTTTAATCTCCGCTTCGGAGATCATCACTTCAACAATATGTTTCATAATCTTTATATCTCACTGATTACTATCAATTAATTGCCATGTCATGCCATGCTAACCAGCGATTATTGATACACCGATTGATATACGGATTATCGCACAAACCCGAAAAGAAGCGATAGCATGAGTACGATAGAAAGCGGGCGAGTATACAGCATTCCTTAAAGGAATAAAAAAAGCCCCATCCGGGGCTCGTTGAGAGGTGCCTTACAGGTGCAGTCAATTTTATAAGCAGGACATCGCCATTTTACCCCACGGGTTTCCGTACCCGGCTGTAAAAGCGTGCATTTTTACCTCTGAGCCCTCACCGTCAGCATTCACAAGGGCAACAACTGAAGCACCTACGTCAGAAACTGATACCACTATTCTGTAGCCCGTTTCAGTTTCCATTGTTGCTGCTGATGGGTTCAGATCTGACATTTTTGGTGCCAGGCAACGAACCACCTCAGCTGGTTTTTTTGAGCTTTTACCAGTGAAAATTGGAGGTTTGCTGGTAATCGTGTCAACTGAACAACCAGCTAATAAAATCGATGCAACGAATAAGGTAATTATCTTTCTCACTTCATCCTCTACTTAATATTTCAATCCTGCAGCGTAACGGGTATGCGGGCTTAGTTGATGGTATTTGGTAAATGGATAAATGCCGCTTTATTTTTCTCCAGTTTCTCTTTCATGTACTCCGTCCAGCAACGGAAAAGCGCTTCATCAGTACCGGGATAGGCATATAAGTACCCCATCAGAACTTTGTCAGTCAGTTCTTCTTCCTGATCCCATCCAACAATGAATTGGCGGAAAAGCCCGTATGACCTTTCCGGATCTGTGTTTTTCCACATATCCACGACGATCTCAAATGGAGGAACAACAAATGTGACCATTACAGGGAAATCCTCGTAACCCACTGGCTCTTCATCTGATTTTAGGCAAGAGCCAAAACCCGTTGGAATTATGACCTCACGGGTAAATGTCTCACCTTCAGGCCAAAGCTGAGTTGCTTCTGTCATAATTTATCCTCAACGTAGATGCCAGCAGAGATGATCGCACCACCAATTCGGCGTTTACCATAAGCCAAGGGTACCGGATAACCTTGCGCAGCAGTATTAGTAACGCCGCCAAATGCGTATGAAGCCTTGTTATCGGCATCCTGTTTGCTGGCTAAGCCCGTGGGCTGAGGGGATAGCATTTGTACGATTCCACCAGCAATCATGGCTGCGCCGAGCTTCCATGCAACCGGCCCCCATGTACCACCGCCCCACGCCTGACCAAATGTAACCCCAATTGCACCCACAACCACAAGAACGGCGCCAAGAATGGTTTGCAGCATACCCGCCTTTTTGCTGCCTATAATCACCGGCACAATATGGATCTCCCGGCCATTGTTCGGGAACTCCAGATCATCTTCTCCGATATTCTTTTTCCCGACAAAAATGGCATACGTTAAACCGCGTGCCTTGCTGGAATTCATGTATTTCTCGAAGCCCGGAAGCGTAGCAGCCAGCGCACGGAAAGCTTCATGCGTTGTACGGATCAGGCGTTGGTGAGTTTTGCCGAAAGTCTTCCCGAGCGGGCCAAACATACGGATCGTTGCCATCACTTCATCATTAACTGTATTCATCGTTTATTCCTGTCAGATACCATCAAAAGAAGCCAGCCGCTTTCTGTGGCTGTCGCTCATGTCGAATGCAAAATCCTCGTGCTCAGCCTGGAAGGTGCCGAACGCCATCAGCACGGATACCGCTGGGTCAATCTTGTTTGAGGATTTCTTTTTGTTGGGCTTAATGTTGGCGTTGGCGTCAGACTCCATCACCACGTTTCCAATCGCCCAGGCCAGAACCGGATCGCCACGATGGCGCACCACCTTACGGTTAACGAACACCTCAAACGATTTCGCTACCGGACTGAACTTGAGATAGGTTTGCGGGAACGGCTCCACATCAAGCCCCGCCCCCTGTAGCTGGGTGCGCAGATGCGTGGCGTTCCACGTATCGAAGCCCACCAGCCTGATATTGAAAGTTTCCGCATCGCGCAGAATATCGTCACGGATGCGGTCATAGTCGATACAGTCGCCGGGCGTGGTGCGTACCCAGCCCGCTTTTACCCACTGGCGGTATATGGCGCGGTTTTTGTTCGCGACGTTAAGCAGCTGCGCTTCCGGCAGATAATGGCGGGTCAGCAGGCGGATCTCCCGGTCGAACGGGAAAGCGTAACTCACGCTGGTAATATCGCTGGTTGAGGACAGGTCAAACCCGGCGTAACACTCCCTTCCGGCCAGATCTTCTTCGGCGTAGTCGAGCGTACAGGCATCCCATGCGCCAGCCCCCATCCACGGCGTGGAGCCCTGACACCAGATATTGAAACGTTTGGTCAGCATTTCCACCCACTGCGACGGTATGCCCCGCGCTTTCTGGATGGTGGATTCCAGTTTCGCCGCATCAACGGACACATGCAGGTTAGGGTTAGCCTTGATCCACATTTCCGGCTGCTCGACCTCGCTTTCATCGTCCAGCTCGTAGATGAGAACAAACAGTGAATCGTTGCTCTCTTCCCCGGCCAGAATCTGACAGCAGTAGTCGTAATGCTGCTTACAGGCAGAGACAACGTTACTCCCGGCGGTAGTGATGGCGAACAAAATCGCCTCCGGACGTGCGCCCATACCCAGCTCAAGCGCGGAATAAACGCCGTTATCCGGGTGAAGATGGTACTCATCGACAATCGCCAGGCTGGGGTTAGTCCCTTCAATGGTGGCCGCTTTCGCCGCCAGCGGCTTTAACAGGCTGTTGCTCTTCGGGAAAATGACCTTATGCGCCTGAATATTGACGCGCTTTTTCAGCGGTTTTGACAGGAGGCACATCTGGCGGGCATCGTCGAACACGATACGGGCCTGATCACGGCTCACCGCCGCCGTGTAGATATCCTGCTGGCCCTTCTCCATCACCAGAAACCAGTTAGCCAGCATGGCGGCTACTGTGGATTTGGCATTCTTGCGCGGAACTTCAATAAACGCGCTGCTGTACTTCCGGCGGCCTGTCTCCCTGACCTTAAAGCCCAGCAGGTTAGCAAAGGCGAATTGCTGCCACGGCTCCAGCTCTATAGGCTGGCCACGCAGCGGGCCTTTGACGTGTGGACATAGCCGGGAGAAGGCGATAAACCGCTCTATGGTCGCAATATCGAACACATAACGGGGGTCATTCAGGTCTGAAAAGTACCTTTCCACGGCCTGTTTTACGCGCTTACAGGCCGGAATTTCACCGGATTTAATGGCGTTTGCATATTCATTCCAGACGGTCAAGATCGTCTTCCTCTTCCGTTTCCACCGGGTTCCGGCGGCGGCTTACCGGATCAAAGCCCAGCAGCGACGACATTTTAATCATGATTTTTTCCGCATCGGCCTTTGCACTCAGCGCCGGATTCCGGCTCTCGCCGCCCTGGCTGTTCACAATACTGAACCCACGGCTGGCAAGGTCTTCCACTGCTTTGCGGTACATCGAATAGTTGACGCAAAAAAGCTCAAGGTTGTTCCAGTCGGCGGGTGTCAGATCCCCGCGCTCCGCCAGTTGCTTCGCCTTCGCTTTCCACTGCTGCGCGGCTAACTCATCAAGGTAAGCTGGCGGTTTGGGTGGTCTTGCCATAAAAATTTCTCGTTTCCGTCGCGTTTTATTTTCAAAAAAATCACCGTGCGTAAAAATTTGAGGGGGCGGGCGGTGCCTGACACCCGGGGTTTTGTCCTGAAAACCTCCCCCACCCCACCCATGCGGCCTGTCAGCGGTTGCGGAAGCATTCCATCACCTCCCGATCACGTTCGCTCATGCGCTTCACTGGCTGGCGCTCATTGCGTCTGGTACGGGTCTGCATAAAGCCATCACGGCAGCGGGCCAGCGACTGATACAGATTCACCACATCTTTCTCATTCATCACGGGCCTCATACATCCAGTTATTACGCTGTGCTGCACGCTCTTCCTGCTCACGGTATAGGCCTGCCTTGCGCTTCGCTTTGGTGGTCGGGTCTTGCTGTGTGGTCTTCTGGTTATGATGTGTCTGACATAACGGCTGGTGATTCCACTCAGGCCAGAACAAAACATCATCACCGCCGTTGACAGGGATGATGTGATCGACAATCTTTGCAGGAACGTAGAGGCCCAGCCTCTGACACTCGACGCACAGCGGATAACGCTTAAGATACTGAGCGCGGTACTTCTCCCATGAGGCTGAGTAACCACGGGCGCGGCGGTGGCCACGTCTGGCATCTTCTGCCCGCCATGCTTCCCGCTTATGCTCATCGCACTTGCCGGATTTCACCCGCTTGTTGCATCCCGGTTCAGTGCACCGGCGCAGTGGTTGCCACGGCATCAGTACACCCCTACATCACGATAGACAGACCACAAAGCAGAGACGGCCATCGGTATCTCTCTGGCTTCAGTGTCGCTAATCATCGTGCGGTACTCGTACAACTGGGAGACGTACATCAGGCAGCCAATCTTAATGGCGGGAGTGAACTCAAGACCGTTATCAAACCGTTTACCGATATGCTTCTGGCAGACCTCCAGCGCCGCAGCGATGTACGCCTGAATGAGCGCGTCTTCATAATCATCATCAATACGGCAGTGCAGCTTTGCTTCTGCCAGGGTGATCAGATCAACCATTAAAAATCCCTCCCTTACAGAGCAACTCAAGCCGGGTATGGTCTTTGTCGGGAATAACAGCATCAACCGAATAGGCCATGCCGCGGGCATTGGGTGAGCGCCACAGAAGGCGATAACCAGCCAGGATGTCGGGGCGGTAGCGGATCCAGATACGGGTGGTGATTTGGTTCATGATCGCGCCGGAGGCAATAATCTCTTTACCACTCACGTCAGCGATATCTGCCCATACCGTGCACAGGTCTTTCCATTCTTTAATTACCTGGCCTGAGGGCGACTGCCTGGATACATAGTTCTGCACCGTCACCCGGCGTTTCATGCTCCCCGCTCTCACTGTTCTTCCCCCTTATCGCTACTGATCTTCACTTCCTGCTTCCATGCCTGGCTGAACTCGTCACCACCTTCACGCGGTGGCATCCCCTCGCGCTCACGGGCTTCGTTCGGGTTCATGATCCCGTTCTTAATGCCGCGTTCATATGTGGCGTAACGTTCGGTTGGCGTGGCGCGGAGAAGGTCTGCGGAATCAAATTCCACCTGATAACGGGTTCCCGGAACGGGAGAGGCCACCAGCAGCGCAGATTTGATTTGTTGTTCGAAGTTCGACAGCCAGGGACGCATCGTCATGGTGAGAAAGGCGCGGCTCGCTTCGCTGAAATTGCTGTAGGTGCTGTTGCTGTAGTCCTGCAGAAAGATCGGGGACACGTTGAACATGCGGGCAATATCTTCAATTGTGAAGCGGCGCGAGGCCAGCCATTCGGCATCCTGATTGCTCATGCCAAGCTGCTTGTAGTCCATGCCACCTTCAAGGATCGGCGTTTTCCCGGCGTTCCTGGCGCCCTTGTAGCGCTCCAGTGCGTCCAGAGCCTGTTTCCCCTTCACGCTGTCCAGCCATTCAGCAGTAGTGACCACGCCCGCCGCCATCATGCCATCTTTCATAATGCTGGCACCGTGGCGCTGCTGGGCCAGCCCCAGCCCCAGCGCCTCACGGCAGATACTTATCGGAGAACGGCCCAGAAAACCATCGTCAGTGGAGTAACGCAGGTGCAGGATTTCTTCCTGCAGGTAGGTACGTACCGCACCGGTAAACGGTTCAGTAACGGTATATTTGTACTTATGCTGACCAATACGCTCAGGAACAACCGCTCCCGGCGCATACGGGTGCAGGGATTGCGGCTGGCCGTCGCGGCCCCACTGGATCACCGCATAGGCGTTACCGTTAAGCAGACAATGACGCATCATCGTGCGTTTAAACTGGTAAGGCGTCTGGCAGTCATTCGGCTGCTCATTGAGAAGAAAATCCACCGGGTGATTGCTCAGCCACTCCCGCGCCTCTCGACCGTTATCGTTGCGCACGCGGTAGAGGTAGCAGGGCATAGTTGCCACAGCTTCACTGATCACTGACACAGCATTCATCACCGCCGGCAGGGATTCCGCTGTACCCGCAGACACATACTCGCCTGATCCGGTATTTGGAATCCCTGCCATCGCCATAAACTCATCAATGGTCATACTGCGATGCTCTGGGGGTTCTGACTTACGGCCAAACGGCCAGATGTTCCACATATCAGAGCCCCGCTAATTCAGCCCAGCGGCGGCGATTATCGCCAGCGCGGCGCAGTTCAGGATGCTGTAAGAAAAGCGAACGGTGCGCTATTTCCACGCCAGATTCAGGGTAAGCAGGCATGGACGTAACGGTTATTTCGCGTAGTTCAGCGGCGGTTACTGTGCGCAGGTAAGGCGATTGCGCAATATTCCAGGATTCCTTTAACGCCCGGAAACCAAAGCTCATGCCGGAGATATCCCCGCGCTCCACCAGCTCCAGCACATCATTACCAAGCTGAGTATTCGGCGGGGTAAGCTCAAAGCGCAAGCCGGTATCATCTTCGGACAGCACCAGCGTGCCGGATTTGGTGCGGCCCAGCAGCTGGGAATAGTTATGCTCGTACAGCGCACGCACATCAGTACCCGATGCCAGACTGTCTTTAAACGCGCCCGGGGCGAACTGCTCGCGAAACTCATCCCAGATAACTTCTGAGAGGCTGTTCCAGCGCACCGCATAGCCCACCAGCCTTTTATTGCTGGCGCTCAGCCCGGAGGTACGGATTTCAAAATCGATTGTTTTCATTACTGGACTCCGCAGAGGGCAAAAAAGGGGCCGTAGCCCCTTAAACGTCAGATCAGGAACCGGCACCGCCAATTTCCAGGATCTTGATGGCGTTGGAGTCCACCACACCGCCGCCCAGGTATTTATCCGTATGCACCTTGTAAAACCCCGGTTCGGTGATGTTGTCCGGTCGGGTGCGCACACCAGTGGTGTGATCCACCACGTAATAACCGCGTTTGAAATCACCCACTGCCAGCACCGGCTCACCCCCGGTCGCATCGGACATGGTTTCGAGGTAGTAAACCGGGCGGCCCAGCAGTGTATCCGGGGAACCGGCTGTCAGGCGGTCGCGCCAGATGTAATCACCGTTACCGTTCTTGAGCTTCTGCAAAGCAGCGGCGGAGCCGGAATTCATCACCCACACGGCGTTTTTGCGGTATTTGGATTTCAGCTTAAACAGCAGGTCGATCAGCTCATCAGCGGTCGGGGCTGCGCCAGCGGTTTCCATCTTCTCCAGCGTGCCGAACGGGCGTGTTTTGTCGCTGGTGGCCGCTCGCGGGTAATCGAGGAAGCCACGGGCTTTTTTGTTGCCGTCGCCCTCCAGCAGGTCGGTTTCTTCCGTTTCGGTGAAGGTGTCGCTGATTTCAGAAGAGAGCCAGCCCAGAATATCCACGTCGCTGAAGTCGAGGATCTCCTGGGTAGTTTTGGGATAGGCGTAAATAGGAAAAAGTTTGATGCTCACTTCTTCCAGCTTCGGCGTGCTGGTTTCGGTACGGGGCTGACCCTCTTCACCGTGTTTAACGGTAGCGCCACCCACAGACACCAGCTTTTTATACTCGTTGCTGGAAATGGTTTTGACCGTGGAGATCTGGCGCATCACTGACTCATCGCTCAGCTGACGCATGATTTCTTTGTCCAGCTCAGGGATAACGGTAAAACCACCGTCAGCCTGCACCAGCGTGGAAAGGGCGCGGGTATCGCCGGTAATGATGTAGTGGCGCAGCTCGTCATTGCTTACGCTCTTACCCTCTACTGATGTGCCGGGCAGATTGCGCTGATCTTCGGCGACAGCTTCCAGGCGGGTGATTTCTGTTTCAAGCGCATCAGCCTGGGCGCGTAGTTCGTCGAACTGTTTACCCTCTTCATCGTTAAGGCTGCGCTTTTCGCTGTCGGCTTTGTCCAGCATGGAACGCATCTGGGCTTTGAGGGCGGCTTTCTGCTGGCGTAATTCGAGTAGTTTCTTCATGGAGTGGTTTCCGTAACATTTAATGTTAAGACGTGAAACCAGCGCTTGGAGGGGAGGCCGTTAAATCTTTTTCTGCCTCTCGCAGGCTGTACTCGCTACAGCTTGACTTAACGGCCAGTGGCGGCTCACGTCTGAGTGCCACTCTTCAAGATATACATGAAAAATATAAAGAAAACCCCCGTCAGAGACAGGGATAATCACGGGTAAACATGAGTACGAATAATTTACAAAATTTATTTATTCAGCAAATCCCGCATGTTCTTTTCCGGCATATCCTTACGCATTTTCTCCAGATGCGCTATGAGGAGATCCAGCTGTTCGCCATCAGCAGCCAGAGCCATTCCCGTGAACGAATCCACAATGAAGCCGTGAGAATCAATCATCACCACCGCATCTTTATCAAGCGCAGCAGCGTACTCATTAACTCCCATATCCTGTACGGCATTCTCAATGCCATGCACCTTGCGATGTTCCAGAACATCCTTATAAGTAAACATTTTCTTTGCTCCTATCAGTCAAAAATCATCTTCATTTTGCTGGCCGTCGTATGCTGAATTTAAAAATTCCTGTCACGAAAAGTGCCATCGCCATTCGGGCTTAACCACTCGTGAAAAACAAACATCACATCCCCGCCAATCTCGGATGATGCTTTCCCCGTCATTCCGCAAGGAAGCACAGGAACCAATACTCCATCAGACAACAACCCCGTTCCGGCACACTCCCGCCAAGCCATCACCGGATGATAAACATTCTCACCTGCACTATTCTGTTCACGCAAATACCAGCCAGGCGATGCGGGTACATGTCCACCCAGACTGGCATTGAATTTATCGGTCAGCTTCTCACTCATTACTTTCATCCTTCTGATTGTATATATGCAAAAAACGAAAAATCTTTGGGATAACGGGATAAGTTGTATATTTTTCAATTAAATCAAGCAACTGCATAACCCAAATGCTAACCAAATTTATCCCAAGCCCGTTTTTTTTGGGATAAGCTGTACAATTCATTAACAATTGTCTGGGATAACTTGGGTTAAGTTGGGATAAGAATGTATATATTAATATAATGATTTATATATGTTTTTTATTACTTATCCCGTTATCCCGCTTAACCCAGCGATTTTAACTCATCACGGAAAAATCAGTCTTCGCCATCAATAAGAACGATAAAGCGCTGCTGGCTGCCATTAACAGAAATGGTCTTTCCGTCGATTCTTCCGGGTTCCCGCCTTACCAGCATTCCTACCTCTTCTAGTGCTTCAGCACCGAGTTTCTTCTGAATCCCGCACAGGATTTCACTCTCAAATACTGAAGGGATGATGTGATACTCATTACATCCGTCTTCACGTCTGCCACTGACAAGATACCCCGCCAGATTGGTGATGCGGGAAGCGCCCAGGTTATCCATGTCGCCATTGCGCTTACCGAACGTGTAAGGTTGGAAACGGTTGAGCGCATAGCGCTGGATAAAGTCTCTGGCACGGCTGACAACCTGATATTTCTCCCTGTTCCCGGTGCCGTAGTTATCAAGCCACTCATCAAAGCTGCTTCTGATATGCGCTCTGGTTTCCTCCAGGCTCCATCCGGTAAGGGGCATGGAAAGTTCTGCTGCTGCATCGAGCAGGGCAAAGCGAATTGCCACGCGCTTTGCCTGTGGGGATAAATCCTCTGGCAGGTTTGACAGCCAGGCGTTTTCCCGTTCGCTGACCTTCTGGCAGGCTGATTCACGGTCTGCGGCCAGCATTGCAATCCACTCCCGGCCCACTGCGCCACAGTATTTCGATGAAGCCCGCTTGATGGCGCGGGAATGCTGATCGCCATCGTCCAAATCGTGAAACTCTGTGGTGTCTGAGAATGGCACACTCACCAGGCGCACCAGTTGCCCGGCCTTGGGCGTCAGTCCGTTTCTCAGCAGGTAGGTTTCAAAATCTTCTTCGCCCGTAGACAGCGCCACAATCGCCCAGCGGAGCACGGCGCGGTTCCCTCCGTCTTTGTGACCCTGAATGCGCCCGGTGCCGTTAAACAGGCTGTAGGCGCTGCCTGCCACGTCTTTGGCGTTATTACCCTGCCCGATCTCATCAATCGGCATAAATCCATCGTTGCGTGAAGCCGCTTCAATGGTAAGCCCGTACTTTGTCGCATCCCATGTCAGTTTAAGCTCGTCAGGTACGCCGTAGATGCTGGATGCCGCCTCGACGGTGGTTGTCTTGCCCGCCGATGACTGTGCGAACAGATGAATACCGAAGCAGCTCCCTCCCGCCAGAGAGTTCAGCGGGGCAGCAAGCGCCACCAGTGCACCGAGCACCATTGATTTGTTGCCACGCATCAGTGAGGCCACGTTACTGCGCCATTCTGCCGCCGTTCCGCGAACGACATAGCCGGTTACAGCAGACGTTCCGCCACAGAAAGCCACAGGCCGCTCAGGTTTGCCGATAATATGCCCGTCTGGCATAACGTAAGCTCCCTCGTGCCAGCCAGCGGTATGCGTGATCGTCCACTGTTCACGGTCTCCGTGAAGTTGCAGGTGATTGGTCAACAGATCAAGGTGTGCCCGTCTGGCGGTTATATTTACCCCCCTTGAACGGAGACGGCCCCAACCCTGCGGCGAGCCCAGCTCACGGCGCGGCATGGCTTCATAAAGCAAAGTGCCGGTGCCCTCTTGTTTCATGCGGATCACAATGTAACCGTCCTTCCCATCGCTGCCGATCCCAACGGTTTCCATTTCATCAGATACCCACGTTTCCCGCTCATCAACCGCGCCAGTGTCCTGATTTTGCTTTTTTTCGATGTAATACAATCCGCCATTGCGTTTATCGAAGTACGGTTTGAGGTCTTCGCCGCCGTCACTGGCAGTCTGTTTCCCGCCCTCGATGGCTTTAAGCTGAACAGGCATATTTCCCCCTGGCTGATAAAGTGAATCGATAAATGCCTTTGTGGCTGCTTCCAGCCCGTGTTGCTGGTGAAAATCATTCCAGTCGGCCTTTTCCTCAGACTGAGGTAAAGCTACCCAGCCAGAGACAGCTTTAGCGGTTTTTTCTGCGGCTGATTTACCCGTGTTTGGTTCGCCAGGCTTAATATCGTTATCTGCAGCGATGATGATCTGCGCATCCGGGTAACGCTGTCGCATCACCTGCGCAACTGACAGCAAATTCCCGGCGTCAATCGCTGTGATAATTGTCGCATCTGGGCGAAACTGCTGAACCGAAAGCGCCGTTGCCAGTCCTTCGGCGATAATCACCGTCTCCGGCGTTTCACCGGAATTAACCACGCAAAAAGAGCCTTTCTTCACCGTGCCGGCCACCAGCCGCTTACTTCCATCTGGCTTAATCACCTGTGCGCCTGTCGTCGCGCCAGCACCGTTTTTCAGCACCAGCAGCAGCGACCCATC